CACCTTCAAGATTGCGCGTGAGACCCTGATTACCGCCCAGCGTCTGCTGCTGGACACCGGTAACCTCACCACCTTCCACCAATCCATCGGCAGCCTGACTCTGCTCGACGACTATCGTCGTTGGCGCGACCGGGTGTTCATCAACGAACTCCTGAAGGCTGTTTCCAAGGGTCAGGCTTCTGACACCCAAGGCGGTTACTACTTCCCTGGTGACCTGGCCACTGGTGCCCTGAGCTACACCAACGCCGAACAAGCTAAGTTCGACGTTAAGGATGACCTGCTGCGCGTGGTGAAGAGCCTGCGCAAGCGGAACACTCCTACCTTCCAGGATGGTTTCTATCGCTGCGTTTGCGATCCGACCTTCCTGATGCACCTGCGTCAGAACAGCGACTTCCGTGAAGTTGCTCGTTATCCTGGCAACGGGCAGATCAACCCCCTCATGTCCGGTATGCAGCCCAACGCTGCACTGTACATGGGTCAAGGCTTCGGTCAGGCTACCTTCGTGGCCGGCGAGCCGATCATGCCCACCGGCTTTGTGTTTGAAGGCGTGCGCTTCTTCGAAAGCACCAACATGCCTACTCAAACTCAGAGCGCGACCATCGCCTCCAGCACCGCTAACTACAACGCTGCTGTCGGTATCTTCTTCGGTCCTCAGGCCGTTGGTGTTGGCATCGGTGGCAACAATGCCCAGGTGCTCCTCAACAACAACGACGATTTCAGCCGCTTTATCATGATGATTTGGAGCCTGTACGCAGGTTTCGAACTCCTGAACGCTGACTTCGTCACCGTTGGTTACTCTTTCGACGCTTGAGGAGGTAACTAACAATGGCGATCAACTCTAACCAGTTACAAGTTGCCAAGATTTATCCTGGTAACTACACCAACGTTCTTCGTTACTGGCACGAAGAGAAGACTGTTCAGTTCGAGAACGCCAATGGCGTTCAAACGAGCTACACCAACCAACCCGTTGGTGGCCCCGTGGGCGTGGTCTTCCGTCCCGGCTGGATTGCTCAGCAGGCTGTTGGTTATGTCGACCTGAGCTATCAGGCTCTCGGCACCAACAACCAGCTTGAGTACTACACTCAGCCTTACGGTTCCGGTCAGAACAGTGCTAACCAGCCTTTCCTGAACGCTTCCGTTATCGTTCCTTCCCCCGATTACCACAAGGATATTCGGGCCGATATCACTGACGGCATTAAGGTTCCTGCCTCTGCCTATGTGTATCGCACCTCCCTCCGTGTGGATGGTGGTGACCTGGTGAGCTCCGGCGTTGCCGGCGGTTCCGCCACCCCGACCCTGACCCTGATCCCCGCTGTGGGCCGAGGTCTGCGTGTCGACGGCACCGTGGTTTCCGGTCAGTTCGGTACTTCGATCACCGGTTCCAACAGCCGCATCGCTAACGGCAGCACTGCTTCCACCAACATCATCGACTCCAGCAAGCTTTCTGCTCTGGGCGCCGAGACCCAGTGGAAACTGTTTGCTTCCAGCAGCCAGTCTGCCTCTGGTATCTTCCAGGGCTCTGGTGTGTACGATCCTCGTGCAGGTGCTGGCAAGCTGTCTGGCAAGAACAAAGCCCTCGCTATCTGCGAAGTGTGCTGGATCGTGCCTGACGAGCCGCCCGAGCGTCAGGACGTTGCTCTGCAGCCCGGCGGTATCGTGGAATCCACCGCTTACACCTCCACCTCTCCTTCCTGATAAACTCAGAAGGCGAGCAAAGGGACACTACCCCTCCTTCGGGAGGGGTTTTTTATTGGTTTCCTGTTCTTAATTAATTTTTTACGGTATTTAATACATTTCGCTGTCAGATTTAATGAGACGTACCGCGTTTATCCAGTTTTATGGAAGATCGGGAACTCTCTGACCTTAAATTAGATCGTAAAGAGTGCCCTCGATGTGGCGCCACGTGGTTAGATGGGGTACATCACTGGAGAACTGGCTATAGAGGTAACGAATTAGACCTTGCGGGTTTAGTTTGCAATCGTGTGTCAGATCCTCAGTGTATTAATCCGAAAAAAGGGTGCACAGGAGGGGACACTTGGGAGAGTAGAGCTGACTTTTTAAAGAATTTTGAGCGCGACCTTAAGCGTATGCACGAAGATTGAGTATTTTGGTTTAAACTACTGCTCGCATACTGACTTTTTCAGATGTCCGCCAAAGTTTATAAGCCCAGTGGCGTCAAAATCGACGTAATTTCGACTCACGATGATGGTGAGTACTTTATGGTGCGGTCTAACACTACAGGTAAGGTGTTTTTTGCCCATAAGGATCAGGTCGATGAGTACACGGAAGATACAAACCCCGCACCGACAACAAATTCGTTGCAAACCCGCCGTGGTCGACGACCTTTGAAGAAAGAAGAGGGCGAAGTGACTGTTGTGAAGCCGTTGCCCCCAACTGACAACCGTATCAACTTAAATAACCTGACCCCCGAGGGTTTGACCCAGTGTTTGCCTGGTGTCGGCCTCAAAACTGCCAAGGAAATCGTTGAGCTGCGACAGTCTCTCCCTGGTGAGCGCTTTACAAAGCTTGAGCAGCTTGAATCGATTAAACGTGTTGAGTGGAAAGAAGTTTTTGCAACTGGTGTGGTGTACGTAGAATAGAAAGATGTAAGGGACTGAAGCTGTGTCTCAGCTTTCTTTAAACGAGCTCGAACAAATACAATCATATCTTGCACAACAAGGGGTAACGTTTAACGCAACCAGCACGGATGCGAGTAAGAGAGAAACAATATATGCCGCAGTTAATCAGTTAACACGTAATCCGGCACAGGTCTTCGGTTACGCTCTTGATGACTTTAACTTCAGTCGCGTCGCTTATCACCTTGGCTACAACATCGCTACAGTGCCTGCTGGTGACTATGCAAGGTTGCTAGAGGCTTGCAATAGTATCCCAAGTGAGTTTTATTTCGATAAAATTGTTCAGCAGGTTGAGCGCTGCGAAGAAGCTGAGCGCTTGACTGAGCTTGCAACTGGTCGGGCCACGAGTCGCCAGGAAACTATTCTTGGTGACGTCTCTCGTTCTATTTCAATTCAGGACAAGCGCGAAACAGCTCGAATTTGGCGGGAGAATTATTTGTTTGAGTGTGAACGCTTAGCGGGAATGCTCTACGTACCTAACTACAAGGATCCGGTGGCCTCCCGTTATCGCTTTGAGCGAAGCGGCGGGGAGTTTATACAAGCTATTCCCGGACCGCCGGATGTCTCTAGGTCAGATCGTCTCTACTTTTACGCTAATTGGAGATAGACTGTCTCTATTAGTCTCGCGTTAGTTAGAGATGCAATCCGGCGCACGTCTCGGCTTCGGTGCCCTTAGGCAGTTAGTTCAAGCCGTGGGCGGCGGCGGTCGAGCACGACAGGCTCTTAATACGCTTAAGCAAATTATGCCGGCCGGCCAGATGGCTTCTCCGGCAATTAATCAAGCCACTCGTAGGGCTGCAGTAAATCTGGGTCTGGCTGACGAATTGACTGCTTTCCCCTCTGCTGTTTCGGCGCGAGGTGGCAATTTAGGTGTGATTGGTACTCGTAACGTACCCACGGCAAGGGAATTGGGCCAAGCGCCTGTGCCTCAGTGGGGAGCCGGCTCCCGTACCCCTTCTGCTCCTGCAGGTTCTCGCCCTGTAAATCAACTCCAGCCTCAACCTTATCAAGGTCCTCGTACTCGAGGCGGCGATATTGTTCCTACGAGTTCTCCTGCTGGGGCAACCACCCCTACTCGCACTCAGTTTACTGAAGACTTAATTAGTACTCCTGTCTCGCAAGGCCCCGCACGAGCACCCATGCAGGGTCCTTCGATGACGGGTACTCCTGTACAAGGTCAGCTGGATCTGCGTTTTGGCCCCGGCTCTCAAGCTGCTACCCAGTTCACAACTGGTAGGGGTGCTGTACGTCCTGCAGGTACGAATATCGCAGGTCAACCCTACCGTGGCGGCCCTGTGGCTACCGAACGAAATCTTGAAACATTAGCTATCAACCGAGCAGCCTCTGAGCCTTTGGAGCAAGTAACTGCACGAGCACCTCAAGGCCAAGGTTCTTTCTTCCTTGACAATGCACCTGATGTTTGGACCGGTGGTTATCGTATGCGGCCGGAACTGACTCAACAACTTCCTGCAGAAGTACAGCGCCGGATAGGCACCATGATGATGCGTGAGACAGTTGATGCAGGTCCGGTTGCACCTCCTCCGGCTTTCGGCATTGGCGCTGGTCCCGCACCTGTCGACGCACTCACCGATATGGCTTTTAAGCGGGGAGCTGCTGCAGGCAACGAACTCGTGGATCTGGGAGCTCTTTTGAACGACCCTAAGATTCGGGCCATGATTGGCCTCGGTGGAGCTGGCGCGTTTGCGGCAGGTATGGCCGGCATGATGGGCGACCGTGATCGCACTGGCGAAACAACTGCCGGATCGCCTCCGAATGTTCCCGGAACTACGCCCCCTGCTCTCTTCTTAGAGAACGACGGTACGCCTCTCGGAACTTCGCCTGGTGTAGCTCCCAGCGTGGTTGCTCCCGCTACTACAAACATTGATCCCGTTGTTTCAGCGCCTGTTGTGACTACAGGTGGTGTTCAGGCAGGTAGTGCAGTTCGCGAGGCTCTTGCTCAGTCTTCTCCGGCCGCTGCAGCTGTTCTTCGAGCTGTTGAACCGATGAGCCCTGAAAAATATCGGAGCATCGAAGAGTACACGGCTGCTCGTCAAGCCTTCGCGCAGGCCAAGCCTGAGATTCGCGAGCTGATGCGTTACATGGAAACTCAGAGCCCCACCGCTGGCGGCGGTTTAGCAATGTGGGCTTACTCAAATCAAGATCTTGCTCGTAACTATCAAGCTCAGCAGCAAGCTCTTAAAAATCCTGCGATGAGTCAGCAAGGAGCAGAATCTGTAACCACGCAGGTTCTTACTGCTCCTATTGGATCTCAGAATGAAGCTACCGCTCCCTACAACGCTGCTATTACGGCTGAAGCTGTGACTGGCGGCGGTCAAGGCGCCCAAATGCTGAAGGAGGTGACGAGCCCTCAACCTCAACCTTATCTGCAGCGAACTCAAGACTTCATTCAACGGCAAGCGCCTAGGGCTGCTATGTACGCAGGTTATTGATATAAAATAACTGGAGGGATTTAGGTCAACCGAGTAGTGTATGGCTGAGCTTTACATGTCACCGCGCAGCTACACCTACTCGGGTGGCGATTTAATTCCTTATCGTTCCCGTTCAGATTTTGAATCTGCGCCAGGTGTTGCGTTAGGGACAGAGCCTGGTGCTGGGGCTCCTGTCGCTGAGACACCCGCAGGTTACGGAGCTCCCCGTCAAGGCGGCGGATTCTTGGAAGGTTTAGACCGAGTCGCAGGCGCTCTTCTTCCTTTTGCTAATGCAGCCTTAGCATTTAAGCGTGGCTATGACACCGGCTTGCCTTTACCCGGCAGCTACGGCGGGAACAATCGGATGGCTGGACAGGAACTTATGTTTACTGTCCTTCAGGATATGCGCGAACGAAATGAGCGTGCGGCAGAGCAAGCCCGCTCTGATCGAGAAGCTGCACGTGAGCGCGATCTCCGCAATCAAATTCTGCTGAAAGCTTACGAGAAGAAAGAAGTAACTCTCGATCAACTTCTGCGAGGTATTGAATCGGGTGACTTAGGCTCCTTGGCTACACCTGAGCCGCTACCTTCTCAAGCTCCCGCAGCTCCTGCGGCACCCAAAGCTCAGCCTAAGTAATTAGGGCTATAGTTAGGTCAAGCATTCTTTTAATCTTAAACTCACGGAGCTCACCTAGTGGCATCGACAAGCACCAACAAGCAACCTTTAATGGTTGACCGCCCTTTCTTCCGTGGGGCAAAGATTAACAGCGGTACCACTGTGATTGCTGATTCGAGCAATCCTGATTTTGGTGACCTGATTCAACTTGTTCGCGTTGGCGATATTCCTTCTGAGGACGGCGCACTTGTTGAGGATATCTTTTTAGTTTCTTCTGAAGGGTATCCTGATAATGGTGGTGTAAGGGCCGCTGCTTTTGGTGTTTATGTCTATGCACCTAACCAAGCTGCACCCTCCACTTCAACTCCGCTTCTAGTCGGAAAGTTTCAGGTCGGCTTGTCTGGATCCACTGAAGGTGTGATTCAACGTATTGAGCTACCTGCCACAGTCGCACCCACGCCGCAAACGGGAAACACTAACCTCATTTATCCAATCGAGCGTGGTAAATCTGAAGCTATGTACCTTGAGAAAGGTTACATTCTTTGTATCGGTTATCTAGGTAATGGCCCAGCTGCTGTGTCCGGTGGCTTGAGTTCTTCTGGTGTATTCATAATGGCACAGGGCGGGTTCTATTGACCCATGGCTCGAAAGAAAGGTTCGGATAACTTTGGCTGGCAAGGTCATCAGCCAAAGAAATCTAAGTTCGGCTTTTCTTCGTTTGAGGGAGCTAGCAAGGCGTATCAGCTTGATACTCCTATGCCGTTTAAACGAAAGTTTAGACCTGACTTTAACTTAAAAGATTTTAGTATTTTATTTGATTACAACTATGCGTCTATGTGGACGCGTTGGCGTAGAGGATACGAGTTGTATATGTATGCTAATCAGGCATACGTAGGATTAAATTATTCGTTTCGTTATTGGACAACCGGTACTGTTGGGATCGGGGCAGCTTTGCCCGGCATCTGTTACATGTACCCGTCTATGAGTCAGGATATGGCCATGCGAATGGTGGCTATACGACCTAGAGATTCGTTTAACTTCTTGGATTTTGGATACGCGATTAAGTCAGTAACCAAAACAAGTGACACTGTTTATGCTATTGAGCTTTCGAGTAACTTTGGACCTCCTATTTCTTTTTTCGCAGGCGAAATTCTTTCAGATAGATTTAAATCAGACGGTACGGAAAAAACTACTTACAACAACTACACGGTTATCGGCGTGGGTAACGGCACTACTCCACTAACGCCTAGCTTCGCACCTATATTTAACAGCCTATTTATCTCACTAGAACCAAGTAAAAGTTGGTCTGTTATAAATAACGAGACTCTCTCTACGCCAGCAGCATTACCTACGCCTGGTGATTATTTGACAACTGAAATGCGTTTCAGCTGTAACTGTCCTGATTATTTAGCTAGAGAAGATTTTAACTTGTATGAATATAGTTTAAAGCGTCGCTACCCTTACACACTCCCTCAAGATGCCAAGCCTGGTACATACGACGTAGGTACAGAATTTTCGTCTACTCGTGTTTCTCCTTCTCGTGATTATCCGGGATTTAGTCGTGACTTTGGTTTCCTATACGTAAAGAATTTACTTAATCTTCCTAGTTATACTGATAATGAGACGGTATATTCTGATCCTAATTTAACTTATTTTGCTCCCAGATGGTGTAAGCATATTTATGCTTCTTTCTGGGACATGCAGAATCGTTTCGGAACAGACACATTCTCTGAAGCGTGGTTAGCACAACCTAGTGACGAGCCTTTAGATAACAGGTATCGAGAAGAGTTCGAAATTAATCTGGCCAAACAGACAACTTTCGAAAAGCGTCAGCAACGACTTCGTTGGTGGGAGAAATACTCGCCTTCTCGTGAGACTGTGCCAGTGCATATGATGTATCCCGATATGCACCCTCCTTTAATCAAAGCACTTAACTTTGACACATTAGCTTCTGGAACAACCACGGCAATGACGCCAAGTGGGTTCGAGATGTTTACTATTGATCAGTACAATCCGTTTGCTCCTCCAGATCCTGCTGTTACTCCTAAATATGATGGCGGTACGTACAGCAATGGAGTACTCGTTAGCGGAGCGACCTTGATTTATGATGGCGGACGATACTCTAATGGTGTCTTGATACCTTATCCTTCGTACCCCTCTACCATTAACGGCGGCACTTACTGATCTATGGCTTCAACACCAGTTATTCTGCTTACAAAGCGTTCTGGTAACTCATCAGACCGCCCCAATACTGCGACAGTTCAAGCTGGTGAGACAGCTATGAGCTTTGGTGCAGCTGATCCTGGATTGTATTTTAAGGATTCAGCTGGATCTATCCGAAAGTTTGGTTCGAATCATTACGGAACTACAGCACCAAATTCGAGTCCAAACGGGTCAACAGGTAATTCGGTTGGAGAAACATGGGTCGATTCTTCAACATCTCAGTACTATCTTCGAGTATGGACCGGAGCCGGTTGGCAGAAGATAGGCGCTGGTTTTGCGGACACAGCGACAAGTGCAAATACAGCTGTAACTGCAAACAACGCACTAACTGCAAATAGCGCAACCGTGGCAAACTCAGCGGTTGTCGCAAGTGGAGTCGCCGTAGTTACTTCGCTGCCGACTGCCTATACCGGAGGTTTGGTTTATTTAAATGCCGGAGCAAGTGGCTTGTATGTCTCTGCAAACGGAGGGTGGATACTCACATAGACCCACGGAGGGTCGCTTTTAACATCCAGGCACCTTTAAATAGGTTGCCACAGATAGTAGCAGCAAAGTTTTCAACATCAGGAGCACCCACTTCTTTAGCTGTATCGACTAAATCTTTAGCCATCATCGCCCCAGCTTCAAGATTCTTTGTATACAGAGTCAGGCCCTCGCGAGCGTCGTAGGACTTAACCGAAGGAAACTTTTTAAATGCATCAAAAAGCCCACACTGGCACATGGGCATCAAATAATCCATGCTGCGAACAAGCTCGGCCATGACGTCAAAATCGGCTACATGCTGTTCGTATTGTTCTTTAAGGAATGCGTGGACCCCAAAGAAATTAGAACACTCAACGTTCAGGTGCAGTAAGTGAGCCTGGATGTTTAACTGATACAAGTAAGAAGAAAAGGAGACCATCTGATAAGCCAGGTTATCAGAAGAGGCCTCCTTTGTAATAATCACCTCCTCCCTAAGGATTTCTTTCGTAGGGGCTTCAGAAGCGTTTTGAAAGATATCAGCTAAAGAGGAAGTGTTCATTGTTGGTATCAGACGGCGCAGGCCTCGCTTTCTTCTACTTTAGCCTCTTCAGAGCCAGAGCTCAGGTAAGCCTCAAGAGCATCCTTATTGATGCGATAAAGCGACTTGACACCGTTGGGCTGCAGATTTACAAAAATGCCCTTGGGCCAACCACCGGGCTGGTTGGACTCGGTCAGCATAATACGCTTACGTACAAAGCCTGCGGAGCAGTTCAGGAGCTCAGCGGTCTGAGCGATGGTCAAAAGCCGTGCGGAATCCATTTAATTTGGCGTTGTTGATGACGACAACGAAAGGAGGTTAGCAGGAATCTTCATGAAGAAAGTCTGTGAAAGCGACTTTTAGATTGATTTAACTTTTGACCCTGTAGACTGAAGAGACTCACGAGACAGCTGCCGTGGCCATCCGTATCGCAGGTGAGAAGTTTGCTGGATACAACCAGCCCCGCCGTGACTCGGATGGAGGCAAGAAGTTTGCTGTAGCCGCCAAAGAAGGGGACCAGGTTCGTCTAGTTAGATTCGGTGACCCCAATATGACTATCAAAAAACACATCCCAGAACGCCGTGAGAACTTCAGAGCAAGGCATAACTGTGATAACCCCGGAAGTAAATTAAAAGCACGCTATTGGGCTTGTAAGAGCTGGTGAGCTCTATATCAAATTATAATTTGATTTAGACTTAGACCAGATGCACTTGGAGCAGTGAAAGACGAGCACGGCCACATCCGGGTGGGTCTGACGCTTGAGGATGACTTCACGCTGCAACGCTTAAAGAACAAAGCTCATGCTCTTAAAGGCGAAGCTCGTGATCAGTATTTGTGGAAAACAATATTTCGGTTTGTTTGTCGGGAACGAGCTTATAAATCGGTTATGGAGGAAATTGGCGTGGCGATAGACACCAACGTAGATATTTTTGATGACACGGATAGCTGTGAAGATTAAGCCTGCGGTCAGGTTTTAGACTGTGTAAACGATTTATTAATTAGCTGTGTCGTATACCACTGAGCAGTTAAAAGAGATTGCCCGAAAGAAGGCTCGTGATTTTGGTGTTAATGAAGATATTTTTCTGAAGTTAGTTCAGAGTGAATCAAGCTGGAATCCTCGCGCTACGAGTGAAGCGGGCGCACAAGGGCTTGTGCAGCTGATGCCTGCAACGGCTAGAGGTTTAGGTGTTAGCAACCCATATGATCCTGTTCAGAGTCTGACGGGTGGCGCTCGTTATTTAGCTCAGCAACTTAAACGCTTTGGTAGTTACGACAAAGCTCTTGCCGCGTACAACGCTGGACCTGGGAACGTCGAGCGCTATGGTGGAATACCTCCTTTTAAAGAAACTCAAAACTACGTCAAGAAAATACTTGGGTCCACGGGAGGAGGAGAGGCGCAACCACGCGCTGCAGCTAAAGTCGCACAGGAGAAGGCTCCTGTTGATAAAGGAAGTCGCCTTCTAAACACTTTTATAGATCTCCTTGGAGCGACAGGCGGCCGGATTTTTGGACCTCAGTCTGCTGCACCGAGGCCTGAGATGACGAGTTACGCAGAGCAAGAGTATAACCCCGTGGAGGACGAGTTAAATATTGTATTAGATGCTTATAGTAATAAACAAAAACAAGAAGAGTACGCCAAGGCTCTTGCAGAAGCAAGTAAGCGTGAGTTAGAAAGTAATGTTGCTGCTGCAGAGCAAGCTAAAGCTCAGTTGTTTGCACAAGCTATTAACTCTTTCACGACACCTAGCTCCGTAATTTAAACGTATAATCAATAGAGAATAATCTTAGTGTCCATGAGTTACGCGGTTGGTGTCGACGTACCGCTGAGTCAGATGCCTGCTGGCATGGACGTTATGCCCCCTGCCCCTACTGCCGGCGGCGGCATCGGTTCGGCAATTTTAGGCGGGTTAGGCCGAGGCGCTCTGGGTGCTGTGAATGATTTCTTAGGCGGTTCTCAGTCCGGGGCTCCTTCATCCGGTGGACGCACTGCGTACTCAGATCGAACTCGCGATCTTTTAGGTGCTCTTATTGCTGATGCAATCGAGTCTTTTGAGACCCCTAAGTCCACTATTTGAGATAGGAGATTAACAATGGCTCAGGTACCTTCTAACGCCGTCCCAGCGGGAAAAGATTCTTCCGGCTTTCCGTTGTATACGCTGCCAGGCGCAAACGTAAGCGCTGATAATGTTTTTCGTTTAGCTGGTACGCTTGGTTCGCTTTTTAGCAGTAAATCTAATTCTATTGATGATTATATTAAAGAGGCAACTAAGGTCTTACGAAAACAATCCAGGAAGACAACTAAAAAAATCGATGAGCGCATTTCAAATATCTATCCGGAATTAACCGGGTTAACTGGCCAAGAAGCTCGTGAAGGTGCTTACGGGCGACTTGATGCTGCTACGGGTAGGTATACAACTCTAGGTCGTGAAGATCTCGCTACAAGGCCAGATATTGGGGCAGAGTATGATCGACTTAATACACGTGTTCAGGACATACAGAATCAGTATTCTCTCGCCAATTTATTAGGTGGTTATGAGAATATTGCGTTAAATCCACCCGTGGTCTCTATGGACGTCAATTCGATCCGTAATACAGCGGATTGGGTTGACCCAACCACGAACCAGGTTCAAGGGAAATACAAAGCTCTCTATGATTACAGCGATCCTCAAACACAACGTTTCTTATACGGTAACCGAAACACTGCAGACGCTATTGGACGTTATTACAACACAAGCGGTGATGTAGCTGGCTTAATGAATTACGGAAGTGTTGGCTGATGGCTCAGTTACCACGCTCACCTTTAGAGCGGCGGGTTGAGTCTTATATCAACAGGAGAGGGACTCGAACTCGGAGAGAAGCTCGCTCGTTCCGAATGGCGGGTGAACTTTTTAATGTTGATGCTAGGGAAAAAGCTCGTAACGTTGAGCAAGAATCACGTCGTCGGCTACAAGCAGAGCGCGTGGTAGGCGTAGGTTTTGGTGAAAAAGATAATTACGGACCTGATAATAGTTGGGATACGCCTGATGTTCTCAGGTATACACCCGACCCAGCGTACTATAAAGGTCACAAAACTTACGCACCCCTAGTTGGTAGTCCTCGCGGGGTGGCAGATAGTAAACAAAGCCAAAGACCTTCGTATCTATAGGCTTTAGATCTTTTTCTTTTAAGAGATAGGGCTTATCTTTAAGAACGCAAAGAGGGAAGTCAAACCCAATACGCTGCGTTACGAGTAGAGCGACTTCTGTAGAAGTCAGGAATATTACAGCTTGTTCGAACTCATTCCTTAGCCATTTATGATAAGCAAGCTCAAGCCACACGCGCTGAGCCGACTTCTTAAATCGATAGTTCTTTTGAAATAATCGAGTATCTTTTGGCTGCTCGTCTCCATTCAAAATACTTCTAGGAGGGAACAGGTACACATTTTTTGCTCTCCACTCCTGATTTAAACCGTTTTTGTGCCATGAGAAATATTTTTTAGCCTGAACAACTTGATTAGCCTGCTCACTAGAAGCTGGGTCTAGTTCAATCTCCCCACCGAAAAGATAAGCCGTGGTAGCTATGAGTTCTGGAGGAGATATAAAGTCGTCGTCAGAGAATGAGACTGTTTGAAAGTTCATCAATTTTTTTATTAGCTTCTACAGGATCGACCAGGTGAACACAAATTTCAGTTGATTGAACCATCGCTATTAACGCAAGATCAGAATCAGCTTCTTTTTCGATTACACGAATAATCTTGCTGAATAGAGCTTCTGCTCTTTCATCCATGCCTTCTTGAGCAACAGCTAAGTCGTTCTCAAGATCGTTTTTTGTTAAATATTTTGAAGCCTCTGGGTTCTCGGGATTGAAGACTAAGATCCCCTCACCTGAGGCTCTACGATTTTCGAAGTAAAGGCGTGTCATGTCCGACAAAATAGTCCGAACAACACCCGCACTGATCATGCGCTCGGTTTCGTTGCCTCCAAATAGATTTTTGATGAGCGCTGCGGCGCCGCGAGAAAGATCAGACATAGGTAAAGTTGCTCCAGGCAGCCTGCATGATCGCGTGTGGATCGTACAAGAATTTAGATGAGTTTCGTTCGGTCTC